TGATGTTTTATGAATGCGATTCTTTTTGCGGCACGTGTGAACATTTTTGCAAACATGGGTGGGATTTCCCGTGCAATGATTGCAAACACGTGACCGCGAAGAAGCTGGCGGACAGATACACACCGAGGGAGGGACAACATGGCGCGGATGGGAATGGATGATGAATCATGGGAGCGCGTAAGCGTCTATGACGTCCCGGTTGGGACAATCCTCATCCAGGAGAAAATGCACTGGGAGTACAAGACCGGAATGCCGGCAGATTCCACCTACATCCGCGTCAGGGTAGGAGAACACAAGACGGTCAGCGGGATGATGAGGCACGTGGAGGCCGAGCCGTCTTTTTCATGGCCAACGATTCCGCCGTGGCAGTGGATATATCCAGGGCCGAACGAGAGCTACTGGAGAAGCCTGAACCCGGCGTTGAACGTGAAGGTGGTTCCGCTGCCAACCAACAGGAGGTGAATAATGGCTGATCTGATTGACAGACAAGAACTGCGAAAAGCGATGTATCACGAGGCTTTTGAAACCGACAGTGATGAGCAGATGTGGGACAGCGGCTGTTGGATTCGGTACAAGATGTTTGAGAGGATACTCTGCACACTGCCACACGTGGAGCCGGAGCGCAAGGCAGGGCGGTGGAAAGGTGAAGGGATGGGCGACTATAGGTGCTCATGGTGCGGAGAGGTGAGCCACCCGCAAACCAACTTCTGCCCGAACTGTGGGGCGGACATGAGAGCACCTACACAGGTGCAGATGGATGAAGCTGACGATGTGATGATGGGAGGAAACGATGAGACTGATTGATGCGGATGCTCTAAAAGAAAAGCTAAGAAAACTCCCAAGATGGATTGTAAGAAAGGATAATTCGCATAACGAGGGTTTTACATACGACCAAGTTTTCTTCGCTATTGACGCACAGCCAGAACAGAAGACGGGGCGGTGGATTCCCGTGACGGAGCAGTTGCCAGAAGTGGATGAAAACGTGCTTGTTTCGTACCATTTTGACGCAGACACGGAGTTCCCACCGTTTGACGGAGTGACTATATCGTACTGGACAGGGGTTAAAAATCGCAATATTCCGCATTTCGCAGACATGGGTGATGCGTGTACTGTTCTCGCGTGGATGCCACTACCCGAGCCGTACAAGGAGGATTCCGATGGCAGACCTGATTGATAGGCAGGCGGCGATTGATGCCATAGAGTCCACGGATTGGTATCATCAGAACAGCAACGGCGAGATGGTACTCGGCGCAAACAGCAGCATACATCAACCGTGGTACAATGCTGATGAAATCCTTGCAGTGATTGAGAACTTGCCATCCGCACAGCCAAAAATCACACTTGAATCTGCGATTGACTACTTGCACAGCATTGGATGGATGCAAGCGCATGACAGGGTGTTGACGGAGCGCAAGACCGGGCGGTGGAAAAAGGCGTACGGCGACCATATTTACGCAGGACTTAGACCGTGGGCAATGTGTTGTTCGGAGTGCGGGATGATTGGTGGCGGAACACGATACTGCCCTAACTGCGGCGCTGACATGAGAGGAGAGAAGGATGGATGACACGATCAGCAGACAGGCGGCGATTGATGCCATAGAGCGTCTGGACATCCCAGAAGATATGTGCGTTTTCGAGATTTTGAGCCATATCGAATTGGCAATCCTAACACTGCCGTCCGCACAGCCGGAACGGAAGACCGGGCGGTGGAAGTTGGGGGCGTTTGATAGAATCGGAGGCTACTGGGCAACGTGCAGTGTGTGCGAGAGACCGAGTTTCGGCGGTGGAAAATATTGCAGGTACTGCGGCGCTGACATGAGAACACCTACACAAGTGCAGCTGGATGAGGCTGACGATGTGATGCTGATGGGAGGAGACAATGGGAAGACTGATTGATGCTGACAAGCTTAAGAAACACTACTACTGGTGGGGAGACTGCGAAGAGAGAAGGACCTTTGACGAGGTGGTTGACCGCCAGCCGACGGTGGCCGGGGAAGCCGAATGCAAGGAGTGCGGCATGAAGGTTTACACTGTGAAGCCGCCGAAGTTCTGCCCGCACTGCGGAAAGGAATGGCGGTAATGACTGCTGAGGAAGCCATCGGCATCCTGGCAAATGGGAGCAGAGACGTGGGGAAAGTCCTGCAGGCGCTGGACATGGGGATCGCGGCATTGAAGAAAGACATCCCGCAAGCGACCAGACGGAACGGAGCCTCACGGATCTGCCCTGGGTGCCGGTGGACATTTGGGGATATCGAGCTGACCGGAGTCTCGTATTGTCCTGGATGCGGCCAGCGGATCAAGTGGAGGGGAGAATGACACTGGACGAAAAGAAGCGATACCTGCGGTCCTACCGGGTCGCGTGGAACGCCTCGCAGGACGCCATGGCACGGCTGAAGGAGTTCCGTGAGAGGAATGAGGGGCTGAAGGCAGTCGTGATGGATGACATGCCGCACGGCCACAATCCGCGCGATCTCTCCGACTACGTGGCAGAGCTCGACCATCTGGAGCGCGAAATGACCGCGAAGATCTGGGAATACATCGAAGCCTGCAAGGATGTGCAGCGGGCCATCGACAAAAGCCAGAACGATTACCACAAGCGGCTGCTCCGGATGATATACCTGGACTTCATGAGCTTTGAAGCCATCGCGGTGAAGACCGGGTATTCATACCGGCAGGTGGTGCGGATGCACCGGCGAGCGGTGGAGGAGCTGGAGATCTGAAAGATGTCCTTGAATGTCCTGCATAGGGGGCGGTAAAGTGTACCGTGTAAGAGTCGACAGATGAAGGGCGCCGCTGACTCCGGTCCATCGCTGCCGGCTCTTTTTCATTCGCTGCCCTATCCTCCGGGGCGCACTGGTCCGGGGTTCCGGGCCAGTGTAACCGGGGGTGTGGGCCAATGAAACACGATCCGATGTATGACTCGCAAAGGTGGAAGCATCTGCACGATGTGATCATGCGCCGGGATAAATATCTTTGCCGCGAGTCCATGCGGTACGGCAAGAAGGTGGAGGCGGAAGTTGTCCACCACATCTTCCCAAGGGAATGGTTCCCGGAATATCAATGGGAGCCCTGGAACCTGATCGCATTAAGCCGGGCAGAGCACAGACGGATGCACACCCCGGACGGGGCTCTTTCGGATCTCGGAATGGAATGGTTAAAGCGCACAGCAATAAAACAGAGACTGACCAAGTGGATCAGCTGAAAGAGGCGGGGGTCTTTCTGCGCACGGAGGACACAAACGATCAAGGGAAAAGAGCTGCGTCGCGCGAGAAATGATCGTAGGGTGGGCTGATACCACAGCATGAAGCTGGCCAAGCGTTCAGAGACCGGCGAGAGGCACGGCCGGACAGCACCAAAAGCGGCCAAACGGGAGGCAGGGCCCCCCTCTCCGATTTCGGCGTTCGGGGAGCGGACTAATCGGCCGGGGTACCGGGATTTATATACGTGAGAGGTTATTCTAACTTTTCACCCAGGTCCCGGGAGAATCTGGTGAGAATGTTGGCGTTTTCGGAGGATGGCAGTGAAAAGCAAGGAGTGGAAGCGGCGAATCACTGCCGCATGTAAGAAGGCCGGGACGTATCAGCCGCAGTTCGTGAACGCGATCGACACGCTGGCTCAGATCCTGGAAGACAGAGACGGCGCCAGGGAGCAGTTCGTGGAAGCCGGGAGCCAGCCGGTGGTCGAAGAGAACGGCCGGCTCCGCAAGAACCCGATGCTGGTGATGACGAACGAGCTGAACACGACGGCGCTGCAATACTGGCGGGACCTCGGGCTGACGCCGGCAGGCTTCAAACGCCTGGGCGAAGCACTCACGAAACCAGAGCAGAAAGAATCCCTTGAATCCATCCTGTCCAACCTCGGAGTATGAAGAGCTACAAACAGGTAGCTGATAAGTACGCAGACGATGTGATCTCCGGCACAATCGTCGCTGGCAAGGAAGTTGTGGCCGCCTGTGAGCGGTACAAGAGGGATCTGAAGCGCGAGGATCTGGAGCTGAGGGCATCAGAGCCGGACACAGCGATCATGATCATCGAGGGCACATTGGTGCACCAGCAGGGCGAAAGACTGGACGGGACGCCGCTGCTTGGCCAACCGCTGAAGCTGGAGCCCTTCCAGATCTTCATCATCTACAACCTGCTCGGGTTTTTCTATCGTTACTCCGGCCTCCGGAGATACAAAGAAGCCTTCATCATGATGGGCAGGAAAAACGGCAAGACTTCCCTCGTGGCGTCGATTGCCTGGGCTGTGGCCATCATGCAGCGCAAGTCCGGAAGCAAGACGTACCTGGTCGCAAATGCTTTGAAGCAGACGCTGGAGGCGTTTCACTTCCTGGTGTTCTCCCTGAAGTACCGGAAGCTCGACACGCAGTTCCTGATCCGTGACAACAGCTTCGAGCACTCCATCCAGTACACCTTCACGAAACCGGACGGAACACCTGACGGGTCCATCTACATCGAGGCCATGCCGGCGAACCCGGACTCGCAGGACTCGTTCAACTGCAATTTTGCGATTGCTGACGAAGTGGCGGCATACAAGAAGCCAGCTCAGTATAACCGGTTCAAGGAGGCCATGAAGGCCTACGCGAACAAGCTGATGGTCGGCATCACGACCGCCGGCGACAACATGAACTCATTCGGCTACGGCCGGATGGACTACGCCATTAAGGTGGCGACGGGAATCGTTGAGGACGATTCCCTTTTTTCGTTCGTGGCCCGCGCGGATCAGAACGACAAAGGGGAAGTCGATTTCTTAAATCCGATCCAGCACCAGAAGGCGAACCCGAACTACGGCGTGACCATCCGCCCGGAAGACATCATGCAGGAGGCCATGCAGGCCCAGAACGACCCGCAGCAGAGGAAGGACTTCCTCAGCCGGTCGCTGAACATCTACACGGCGGC